TCTGTTTCCAATTTGAAAATCATCACTAACTTGAGGAATGCCAGATTCAGGTAAATCTGATATTTTAGGTTCTTCTGCCAAAATTTCTGGTTCTGCCTTAGGCTCTTCTGGTTTAATATAGTCAACTAGAGATTTAATAAAACCCAATGCGACAATTGGTAAAACTGCGCCTGAAATAATCGCAAGGATACGCTTTTGATAAATTAGGTCCTCTTCTTGAAGGCCAAATAGTTCAACCCAACCTGTAAAATTTTCTAGGTGTGAAAATGCATAATAGGTATTTCCCATTGCCTGCATAGCAGTTAAAAGTATAAAAAGTCCCCAAACAATACCCTTATTCATTTTATCTAAAACGATAATAGATGCTAGGGACGCTGCGGCTCCGACTTCAAATCCAATTGCTAGAGAAATGGCTAGCCACGTTGGATTAGACAATTTAAAAAAGTCTACTACGTGGATTGTTGAAATAATTGATACTAGGAGGTATAGAGTAACAAAGGAACCAATTATAAAGTAATGGGCTGCTCTAGATTTCATTATTGTGCTCCAAGTTTTTTTAATTCAACATCAATTTCAGATTGACGCTGAACATCTAACATTTTACGATCGGTTGCTTGAATCATTCGTTTTTCTGCTTTAAGACCCTCTATTTCAAGGTCCTTTTTTGTTGCTATCGAATCTAGAGTTGTTAATTGTTTCTTTATTTTAACAACCTCGCGATCTACACCGCAAGATTTCATATAGGTTAAAATCAATAAGAATATTACTACTTTTAATCCGTGTTTCTGTAAAAATTGTTCTACTTTGTTCATAATTTAATATTATTTGATACTGTTATTTATTTGGCATTTAACATGTTCCAAACATATGTCCAATCCACTAGACTACCGGCTGGTAGTATAAACTGCATAATTATAAATGCTGCAATTAGCGGATATGCGATTACATAAAAAAATCTTTCAAGATTAATTTCCTTAAACTCAAAATCCATCCATACTAAATATGCATAGACTTCTGGTGTTTTAATTCTCCTGAAGCCAGTTTTAACAAAATCGATAATTCCCAATTTTGTAATTGGGTCATTATAATCGGCAAGCGATTCTTTAACCTGGTTTATTTCAAATCCAAGCAGATCATCAGTATTTAATAAGACCTCTGGTTGAAGATTTTTAACATAATATAGTCGACCAAAGCTAGTTCGTCTTAAGTTAAGCTTTTGAAGGTCGCCTGCTGCTTCTAATTCGGTAATTATCCCAAGATATTTTCTAAATAGGGCTAATTCTTTGATTAGCGCAACTAGTTTCTTAATAAAGACTATTGGATTTACGTATTTCATTAAAAAAGATCCTTTATTTTTTCGACTAGTTCCGGATTAGTTTCCAAAACCGAGTCTTTTAGTATTTTACGAGCTTTTCGTATTTTAGTTTTAACTGTATTAAGGTTCATATCGTATTTGTTTGCGATATCAGCGCCTTTCATTTTATTTAGTTCCTTATCGATTAGGATAGATTTTTCCAAAGACTCTGGCATTTCTTCAATTGCAAGCATGGTTGCAGTGTATAAGTTTTCCAAAGAATACTCCTTTTCTAAATTATCTCGACTATCATCAACTAAAAACAGAGAATTTCCAATTAAATCAATATCAGTAGTCATGTGCTGTTTAAGTTTATGCAAATGTAATAGTGATTCATTTCGAGCAATAGTATAGATCCAAGTAGTAAATCTGTATTTTGGATTATAACTATCAAGCGACTTAAAAATCTTAAAGAACGTATTGTGTAGAGCCTCTTCAGTTTCGTCCTTATCTTTAAAGAACTTCCAAATAAAGTATTTAAGTTTCGGTTCCATAATACGAACCAATCGGTTCCGGTCCCTTTCGGAGAAAGTTTTTGCTAAAATTGCCTCAGCTAACTGTTGCATTTCATCGTTAAGTCGACGGTTTAAATCTTCGTAACCCGTTAGATTTTTGTTTATTGCCATAAAAGTGTTTTTCTAGATAGTGTTATTGTGTACTAGGTTAATTTACCAATTAATTTTATTTGTGGTCTTCCATTTCTCATATCTTTCTGTAATTTCTATTAAAATTTTATTACGAACGATATCTGAGTCTCCAAATGTGTGAATTCCCATTCCTTTAATACCCTTCATCATTTCAATAAATTTAGGAAGTGCCACTTTGTCTCTTGATATGTCATATTGACTTACATCTCCGCAAATTAATACCTTTGAATTTTTTCCCATTCTGGTAATAAACAGCATTAACTGTCTAAAATCTGCATTTTGTGCTTCATCTAATACCATTAGACAATTGTCAAATGTTGCTCCTCGCATATATGCCAGTGGTCTAAATTCAATAAGACCGTCACCTTCTAATTTAACTAAGTTATCCCAGCCAACAATTTTTTCAAAGTTAGTTCGATAACTTTCCATAAATGGATCGATTTTCTCTTTAATATCTCCTGGCAAAAATCCAAGCTTTTCTCCAGATTCCTGAATTGGTTTGGATAAAATTATTCTCTGTATTTTGTCTTCTGTGTGTAATTTCATAGAAGCATAACATGCTACAAACGTTTTACTTGTTCCAGCTGGTCCATAACATAAAGTTATATCATTATTTAGAATAGTATCAAGATAGTCTTTTTGTGAAGGCTTTAGTGAAACCTGTTTTAGCAAGTCTGGAATCGACTGTGCAGAAGTACCTCTTCTTTTTGTGGATCTTTGCATTAGTTAATGTTATTTTTAATTTGCTCAATTAGTGACATACATGTATGACACATTTCATAATCTTCGAGTTCTTCGAAGTGTTTTTTTGCTTTTTCAATTGCATCTTCCCATCCATCTCTTAACACAAATGCATCAATTTCGGATTCGGCAACTTTAACATTTGGCAATTCAGCAACATCAGTATTCTTCTCTATTGCTAGTTGAATTGCTGAGATAGTTCTTCTAAAAATAACATCTCTATCTCGAGTTAAGTCAAAATTAATCATTCTTCACTAGTTTTTTTGATCTCCATAAAATCCAGACAAAGTCTGCTTATATGAATCTAGGTAATTTGCATCGAACACTTGTCTTTGTCCTGGTTTTTTCATTTGTGGCGTATCGTTTAGATAACCTACTAAATCTGATGTAATCTTGGATGAGCCGTCTCCCTGAATTGAATTTAAAATTGTTTCAGTTACGGCCTTTTTATATTCTTCACTAGTTCTATCCCAAACCTCTGTACCTAACTCTAAAAAGCTTGGAGAGTCAAAGAATGCCGCTGAGTTGACGCAAGTCATTGCTAAGTCGTCATTTCCGCTTTGGCTTCGGTATGTACCATTGGTTGATCTACCAAATGAACCGAGTTCCATTACGGTTTTACTTTCGTTTGGCAAAATCTTATTTACGTTAACGTGATACTTAAATCTTTCGCAGAATTTAATTTTATTAGTAACACTTAATTTAAGACCTGGTTTAAGTAGTTTAGTTGCTTCAGTATGTTTAGAGTGGATTAACTGGCCAGGCCAATATTGTTCATTACTTGAGATCTTATCCAAAATAAAGTCCCCTTTGTGGTTTAATTCTATTAGGACTTTAAGATTTTCAAAATTAAATAGTCTGTAAACTAAATATTCTAATACTTGAGCATATTCATTAATTGTTTGTCTATTACTTCTCCAAGTTGCAACCTGTACAAGAGAAATACAGTCTAATTCAGATTTAATTAGATTTTTAATTGGCTCTAGGGTTTTTATTGGAAGGGCCGCTGCTTTAAAAATATTAATAACTGAAAAGTCTTTGCCTGTTCCATCTGCAGTATCGACTGAAAATACATATTGATCTGGAGAATTTCTAAAGTCCTGTTCGTCCCAATCCTTTAGATTAGGGTGGACTGTAAAATTACCTTCCATTAAGGCAAGTACTTCTGGATCCCAATTGATTTTAAGAGGTTCCTCGTATTTGGTTGCAATACTAAATATTTTCTTAAGATCCTTTGACGATAATAGTAATCTATCTGAAGAAAAGAATTGCAATCCATATTCCTGGTTAAAATCTTCTTCTGATCCCATGTTTGCAATAGTTTCAGCTTTCCACTTGTCATCTCTGCCTGGAACTTGCCACCAGTCAACTCTAAGTGGAGCATATGTATTTAGTCCATTTAGTGCATCCATATAGATTTCATAGAATCTGTTCATTCCATTTGGAGTTGATGTAATAATAATCTTGGATGTAGTTGATGCAGAAATAGTAGGGTAAATTGCTCGATAAAAGAAATCTAGGTAAGCTGGCGAAATATGCGCAAACTCATCAATGTATAGTAGGTGAATAGTAAAACCAATACCTGTATTTTTAGTGGTGGTACGTCCAATTAATCTACAGCCATTATCGAACTTCATCGACATAACGTTATTTGAAATACAGCCAGGTTTTAGGAAAAATGGCAGATTTTCAAAAATAGATTTGATTTTATCAACAACCTCTTTGGTAGTTGACGCAATATTGGCAACTGCTAGGACATTTTTATCAGTATGAAAAATAAGATACCATGCAACAAACACACCAGACATTACGGTTTTACCAATTTGTCGACTTGCCATTAGGATATTAAATCGGCTCGCGCCAAATCCTCTAATAATTTCCTCTTGGTAATCACGTAAGATAATTTGTTCAACGCCGTATTCAGTTAAAACCTGAGCATACTTATTTGCAAAGTAAACCACATCAGATTTACACTTTTTTATCTCTTCAAGTTCTTCTGGAGAATATTCAAATACTAAATTTGGTTTTTTCCAAGCAGGGTCATTGTCTTTAAATGGAGAGTTTTTGATAGTTTTAATATCAATTAAACCA